CAGAAAAAACAAATAAGGAGAATGAAACATGACTATTTTGACCCCCGAAATCATTGCGCGTGAGGCACTGATGGTGCTGCGCAACAACGCTGTTATGGCTAACCTCGTCCACCGTGACTACTCTGATGAGTTTGTGCAGGGCGTGGGTGATACCATTACGATCCGCAAGCCTGCCAGCTTTACGGCAAAGGAATTCAACGGTGAGATCGAAGTGCAGGATTCTGTGGAAGAAGGCGTTGCCGTTAAGATGGACAAGCTCTTGGATGTGTCCTTTGCTGTTACCGCAAAGCAGCTGACTTTGGACATTGAGGACTTTTCCAAGCAGCTGCTGGTACCTGCCATGCAGGCCTTCGCCAATAAGGTCGATGGGCTGCTTCTGGCTCTGAAGGCAGACATCGATCAGAGTGTTCCTGCCACCGCTGTGGTGCAGGACGATGTGGTTGATGCCCGTGCTTATTTGACCAAGGCCGGCGCGCCCCTTGCCGACCGCCGCTTCGTCTATGGCTCCGATACTGAGACCAAGCTGCTGAAGACCGATCTGTTTGTTTCCGCTGAGAAGGTGGGCGACGAGGGCACCGCGCTGCGTGAAGCTTCCCTGGGCCGCAAGTACGGCATGGACTTCTATGTTGATCAGAATGCGGACACCGCCGGTGTTGCGGCTATGGCCTTCCATAAGAATGCCTTTGCTTTCGTTACCCGGCCTCTTGCACTGCCTCAGGGTGCTGCCAATGCTGCCATCGTGAATTATGATGGCTTTGGTCTGCGTGTCGTGCAGGCATACGACATCAACAAAAAGACCGATACTGTATCCATCGACATGATCTGCGGCGTCAAGACTCTGGATCCCAAGCTGGCCGCCATCATCGAAGGCGCCGTAAACTGACAAGAAAAGGGCGGTGTAAGTAATGTACATAATCAAGGAAAAGTACAACGAACTGTATGACGCCATCGACGAGAAGCTATTTGATCGCCTTTCCTTTGATGCCTGCCGTTGCATCGACGGGCTCACAACAGGCGCAGATGGGGTTAAAAAGCTGAAGGTGGCCTTTCCTTCCGATGCGGATTCTGCCACCGCCGTCAGGCGCTGCGCCGCCCAAATCGTTCATTTTCTTTACCAGATCCATGAGGCGGAGCGATCCGCCTCTATGGGTCGGGGACTTGAACAGACGGAAGGTGGCCTGCGTGGCCGTGTGATCACCAGTGTATCGTCGGGCAGTGAATCTGTATCCTATTCCGCAAGCCAGCATGCACAAACCGCAGCTGACCTTGCTGCAATGGATGCCGCCCAGAAGGAGCGCACCATCCGGGAGATCGTAAAGGAATATCTTTCCGGCGTGGCGGATGGCAACGGTGTAAACCTGCTGTATATGGGGTTTTACCCGGTAAGGAGGTAAACCCGTGTTTTCCCAAACGATTACGTTTTTTAACCGCAAGAAGATTGACGAAGGCGATGTCTGGTACCCGACAGTGATCCGCAATGTTCATGTAGATCTGGACCGGGCGGCGGTCCTTGCGAAGTACGGCCCGAAAGCGGCCGACAACGCCGCCCTTTATGTTCCATACAGCAAGGATATAGAGGGGAATATTCTGGTCGCCGGCAAGTGTTGGCTGCCACCGAAAGAGTGGGCAGCACGACCGGAGATCGTTGGCTTTGTTACCTTTACCCCCGGAGACCGCTTTGACTTCTTCTGGCTGGGTGATTGGGGCAGTGAAGAGGCGATATATGATGCGGACCATGTGGCGGACATGGGGTTTTACAACCACATGAACCGGTTGCATGATTTTGTGTTCGCGGTTACCTCTGTGGGTGGTCCGTACCGTCTGATTCCCCATTTTGAGATCATGGGTAAATAGTATGGCGAAGAAAATCGAAAAACTGAAATTCAAATTCTCCTATACCGACAGGACGATAAATGGCGTTATGCGGTTGGATCTGTCTCGCTTTGATGCTCAGTTTTCCCGGGCGCAGCGTGAGCTGGACTCCATGGTCATGACATCAATGATTCCCTTTATGCCAAAAGAGACGGGCGTCTTCATCAACGAGACACAGGGCATGTCTCAGGCGCTGGCAGGCTCCGGTATTGTTGTGGCGGCAGCTCCGTCCAGGGGTCGATACCTTTACGAGGGCAAGAAGATGGTGGATTCCGTAACCGGTAAAGGCCCGGCAAAAATACCTGTTGGACCGGGCGAGTATCTTTTGCGGTACCGAAAAGGTGCCGAACTGAAGCCCACAGAGGAACCGCTTCATTATTCTACCCATGTAAATCCGGATGCAACAGATCACTGGTTTGAGCCTGCGAAAAAAGCCGATGGAGAAGCGTGGGTGAAGAAAACAAAAAAACTGGCAGGAGGTGGATAAATGGCAGAGGTCAAACCGATTGGCGTTGATGCGGCCGGATATGAGATCGTTACCAAAGCTGTGAAGGCTTTGCTGAATCAATTCCCTGGGTTGAATGATCAGAGGATTTGTTTTGAAGAACAGAGCGAGGATGCTGGGATCGCATTCTTTGCGGATGCCGGCGCACTGGTGCTTTCCGAGCGAAGGTCTATCACCGACCATGTATACCAAACCTGCCAGTACCCGTTTCTCGTTAGCTATCGTACAGCTGCAACGGGTGAACTGTACAAGCTGTATGCCACAGAGTTCTTGGATGCGCTGGGCAAGTGGCTTTGCAGGGAGCCTGTGGAGATAGATGCTGTGGCGGTACAGCTGAAGGAGTATCCCGTGCTTTCCGATGGGCGAGCGATCACCCGTATTACCCGTAACAATGTCTACGGCACAATTCCAAACGACAACAAAACCCAAGACTGGATCCTCCCGATTACGATCCAGTATACCTATGAATTCGATCTGTAAAGGAGATATGAAATGAAGGCTGAAAGAAAGTATCTTGCCCACTATCTGGACTCCGCGTTCGCTAAGACCTACGAGGCTGCTGCCTATGTCCTCTTGGGCAAGGATCTTGAAGAGCTGAGCATCGATCTCAGCCCCGATGTGGAAACCAGCAAGAATATTCTGGGCGAGAATTCTGTGAAGCACAACGGCTACGAAGCTACCAGTACTGCAGACCCCGTTTACTATGAGTACGACGATGCTCTGACCGAGAAGATCATGGAGATCGCTATGCTCCGCAAGTCCGGCGACGAATGCAAGACCTCCTATGTGGAAGTGCTGCTGAAGCCCGGCGAGGACGGTGGAAAGCCTACTGTGATTCGCGCCGTGCGTGAGGATGTGGTCGTGATCCCCACGAGCTATGGCGGCGATACCTCCGGTGTGAAGGTGCCTTTTGAGATCCGCTTTGCTGGCAACAGAACGGTGGGCACCTTCGATCCCGAGACCAAGACGTTCACGGCCCAGTAATAAGGAGGAATCACCATGGCTGATATCAATGTAAACATAGGGTCTTCCCTTGTAAACTTTTATTTCCGGGACGAGGAGGGGAATGTGATCTCCTCCTTCCGCCTGAATCCTGCAGATGTGAAACTGGCGGCGCGCTGCGCCGAGGTTTCCGAGCACCTGAAGGAAATGGGTAAAAGCATCCCAGAGAACGCAAGCATGGAAGATATGCTGCGGATGAACGATGAGATGGAGGAACGGATCTGCTATATGCTGGGCTATGATGCCAGAAAGAGCGTTTTCGGAATGGTGTCTGCCACATCCCTCATGGAGGATGGCGAGATGTTCGCAGTGCTCCTGATCAACACCATCAACGAAGCAGTGAAGCCTGCTGTTGAAAAGAGAAAGAATGCCATGGAATCCCTGGCGGCACGGTATGCCGCACGGTACCAGTGAACGCTTATGACCTGCCCACCTCCCTGACTGTCGGGGAGGTGGGCTATCCCATTCGCTACGGATGGAGGGCGGTGGTGGATGTTCTGGAGGTGTGCGCCGATCCGGAGGTGGACGAAGTGGGGAAGGCCATGTATATGCTGATGGTCATGTTCCCCACATGGAAAGACATGCCCGGAGAGCACATTCAGGAAGCTTTGGAAAAGGCTGCTGCC